TACCCTTAAATGCTCTTTTCTCGGATACCTTGGTTGTTTTGGTCGTTGTTACCGTTTCGCCCTCAACGTCTGAAGCATTGACCCAACCGTAGACCCTCGCCCCGTCCTGTGATATAAGGTGGTAAGGGTGGGCGTTTGAATTTACTATCGTACATTTACATTTACTCGCACCCCTTGTAACGGTCGGTGCTGCTGCCATAGAGGATATGTATACCGGTCCCCCTTTAAACTGCACGATATTGCCTACTTTTATTTCTCCCTGCGTGGTAACTGTTTCCGTCTTGGTCCTTGCCGTCTTGCTTGTGTTTAACCAATCCTTAATCCATTTACCCTCTCTATCATCAAGCGATATAGAAATATCGTCCGTTTCGTCCTCTTCCTTGTCCGTGAAAGACAAGGATAGCAGATACTTTGAAAGGTCCTTTGAAATATCCCTGCCCTTGAAATAGAGTTTTACCGCCGTCCGCCTTGCTAACGTCTTATCACTCACTTACTGCTACCCCTCCCCTCTTCCACGGTGGCAGGGAATCAGATACCTCCAATTCAATTTCCGGCAAGGTCAAAACTACCCCTGCCGGAAAAATAAAGGTATCCTTATGCTCTAAATTCGCCTTAATCAGAGTATCCATATACATTTCGTTTCCCCATACCTTATAGGCTACCGTATCCCATGTATCCCCTAATTTTGTGGTATATGTATCAAGCATAAGCTACCCTGCCCTCCTGTTCTCTCTGTTCTTTTAGAATCGTGCGTATGATTTCCCGCAACTTCTCTAAAAATTCCTCGTCATACTGCTGTAACTGCTCTTTGATTCCGCTTGTATCCCCTCCGCCTGCTACTGTCACGCTTGGGGAATTTGTAACGTGAATCGTGATTGTACCCGCCCCTCCTGCGGTGGCGTTTACATTGTTTGCCGTGTTGAGATTTCCGGCTTGTGCCATATTGTTAAATATCTGCCCCGTCTGTGCTGCGGTAAATACTTTACGGTTGGCAGCGTCCGTTATCAACTCCGGCCCGTTCTCTCCTGCTATAAAAGTGCTTGGCGTTCTGTTCGTACCTTTTGCAAATCCCGGAATCATTGGTATATTGATACCCTTACCACCCAATCCCGGCACCCAATCCGGTATTTTTAACTTGTTAAGTCCGCCGATTACCGTATTTACGGCTGATACGACCGCTCGTAATGGTGCTTTTATGATTTCTCCAAGTCCTCCTACCGCACCACTGAAAATACTCTTGATACCCTCCCAAGCCTGCGACCAATTCCCGGTAAATACGCCTGTTATAAAGTCTATCAGACCTTGGAAAATCTGCATTACGTTACCTACAATATTTGCTATGCTCTGCAACGCCGACCCTAACACGCTACCGAAAATCTCCGCCACCAACTGAATTACGGGTATCAATGCCTGCAAAAGCTGTTGTAGCACGGGCAATATTGCCTGTATGATGTTTTGGAAAATCGGCACTATCGTATTAAGCAGGCTGATGAACACGGGTAATACTGCGTCCACAATCTGCATGATGATAGGTAAAAGCGTCTGTATTAACTGAATGATAACAGGCAAAACCGCCTGTATAATCTGTACCAAAATCGGCACAATGGTATTGACTAATTGGATAAAGACGGGCAGAACACTTTGTACTATCTGCAATACCAAAGGCAGGATAGCAGATATAAGTTGTACGATAACGGGCAGGACTTCCGCTATCAGTGACCCAAGCACCGTAATAACCGCACTTATCAACTCTCCCAAAACTGGAAGAACCGCCGTTACAAGCTGCCCGATAAGCGGTAGTATCTGCATAAACAAATTAGCAATCATTGGCAGAATAGGAAGTAGCCCGGTCTGCAATGTGTTTATGATTGTTGGCAGGATACTTTTAAGGGTGTCAAGCACCCCCGAACCGCTCGTAAAAAATGCGTCCTTTATCGCCGTTCCGACTTGGGTAATGATTCCCCAAAGTTTATCGAATACGGCTAACCCCTCATCTCCGAAAGTCTTTTGTATAAACCCTCGTACCTGTTCTAAGTGGGTGGATACATAATAAATCGCACCGCCCACCGCTGCAATCACTCCGACCAAAGGGGCAACCTTTGTAAGGATTCCTCCAAACCCTCCGCCCATATTGCTTAGATATTTCGTAATACCCAAGCCTTTAATCATTGTAAAAGCCTTTTGAACGGACAAAATACCGCCTTTTACCTGTAAAAATCCAAGTTTGGCTATCAATCCGCCCGCTTTCAACCCTACTAAGCCTGCTGCCACCTTTGCAACCGTGGCTATGACCTGTGGGTTTTCCTGTGCAAACTCTGAAAATTTTGTTGCCAAACTCGATACTTTTTCCGCTACTTCCCCTACTTTGGGTAAAAGCATACTTCCTAAGACAGTTCCAAGGTTGGTAATGCTGTTTTTAGCTTTTGCCATTCTCGCTTCGGCTGAATCCGTGGCGGTCTTAAAGGCTGTTTCTGCTGCTCCTGTCGCTTCGTACATCTGCCTTGTTTTTTCTGTAAAATTATCCGCCTGTGTTCCTGCCAATGCCAAAACTGCGTTTTTAGCTTCAACTGATGAAAATAGATTAGCAAAAGCCAATTCATCATCATTCACGCTGCCTTTCAGCTTTTCTAATGCCCCTTGCAACCCCTCACTTTCAAGCATTTCTTTACCGCTTGCATATCCTAATTTTTCAAGCGATTTCTGCATTGCAGTAGACGGGGATAGAAACGCCTGCATGGTAGCTTTTAACTGTGTCGTAACCTCTGATGTACTTCCCGTTACACCTGTAAGGGTTGCCATTGCACCAAACAAATCCTCCTGCTTTGCTCCAAGTGTGGAAGCAAGGGGGATTACCTGCCCCATTGAGGAAGCAAGTTCCGGGAAACTTGTTTGACCTAATTTCACGGTCGCAAATGCTAAATCCGCTGCTTTCTGCTGTGCTTCTGCGGACGTATCGCCATATCCTTTTGTAACTGCTGATAAAAGGTTGATTGCGTCCGTTGTTGTCGCTCCGCCCGCTTTCGCTGCTTTTGCTGCAATCTCTAGCTGTTTGGAAGCGTCTGCCGAATCTCCAAAGGCAGAAACTACTTGATACAGTCCATCCGTCAAATCCTGCGTACCTATTCCCGTTGAATTTGACAGATTCATAACTTCTTTATTGAGTTGTGCAACCCTCCCTTTCACATCTCCATCAAGCAACGTAGCAACATTTTGCATTTGCTGTTGCCATTCCATAGCGTTTTTTACGGGGCCGGCATAAAAAGCTGCCCCTACCGCCGTAACCGTTCCAATCAGACCGCCCAACTGTGCCTTGGTCTGTGAAATAGCCTGCTTATTGGCTGCCTGCTTTTCTGAAATTTCCTGTACCTTTTTCTGCGTCTGCTCCAAACGCTCGTACTGCTTCCGTAATTCCTCCGTATCCTGCCCTAAGTTATCCGTGTTTACTCCGGCTTCTCTTAGGGTTTCGCTTAATTCCTGTAATCGTTCCTCTTCACTTGCTGCTGCGTCTTTCGCTTTTGCTAATGCTTTTTCATTTGCTTGTAACTTTCGTGTAAGTTCCGGCGTTGCCTGCCCGGTTTCCTCGATTTCCCTTGTAAGCCGTTCATGCTCCGCCTGCAATTCGTTTACCCTTGCCCTGCTCTTTGCTACTGCGTTCTGCTGCTTCTGATAGGCGGATACGTCCTTTAATTTCTGGTCCGCACTCCGTAAATCATTTTGCAGGGCGTTTATGGTCTTTGACGCATTTTTAAAGGATTGCGAAAAGTTCGGCCCAAGCCTTGCCGTCAACTGAAAAAGTAACTCAAATTGTTTGCCTGCTGCCACTCCGCACCTCCTTTTCTGCATAATAAAAGCACCTTGGAAAATATCGCTATTTCCCTTGGTGCTGTTTTATATCAAACAACATTTGAATTAAATTTTACTATTTTTCTTCGTAAATGTACTCTCCGTTATCTTGCAGCAAAATATCTCCTACCGTTTCTTCTAACATTCCCTCATCATTGAGTTTTCCATAACTTACAATTATAATTCCTGAACCTCCAAAAAATACACCCGTTCCATCATTGCAAATTACCGTAAAGTAATTATAACCACTGTCTTTTACTACGGTATCCGCAAATTCCTTAAAATCTTCCTGCGTGACGTTCTGCAGGTCCTCCTTGCTGATTTCAATATAGGCTCTTTCCCCTATTTTGTCCGTACCGAATCCGTTCATTACATCCGCCGTCTTTACCTTTGCCTGCGTCAGAGGGTTTTTATGTACCGCCGGGTAAATCTGCTCTGTACCCTGCATTACCGTATCTACGGCATTGTCCTTTAAGGTCACTTCCAACTGTAATAAGCCGGCCCATACTGTATAGGCGTTATCGCCGTTTCCCTTGAAAACATACTGCGTCTTTTCATCTACGCCACATTCCGTAACAAGGATAGTAAAGACGCTATCCGCTTCCTCCTGCGTCAATCCCATAGTGCTTTTTATAGTCCCTATGGAATCCTCGTAAAACTCGTATTCCGCTTTCAGATTTTCGGATAAGTCAGAAGTGTTTACCCCTCCACCCGAACAAGCGTTCAGTGTCAGCATTACGGCGGTAGCCACCGCCAAAAAAGAAATTTTTTTCATATACTTTTACCTCCTGCGGTTTTTCTTATATTTTACCGCAGGAGATACTTTCTTTCAACATCATTTCACTTTTGTTTCTTCTGCTCTTCGACAATCTCGTTATACTCGGCAATCCAAGAATCAACATCATTTTACTTTTGTTTCTTCTGCTCTTCGACAATCTCGTTATACTCGGCAATCCAAGAATCTAATTCCCTTGGTGTCCGGCTCAACCAAAACTCTAACCCGGTATGCGTTTCCTTGGATAACAGTAGGCTATTTCGTTTAAACCATTTGATAGGATTCTGCCTTAGAATCCCGTGCTTATTAAAAAATCCCTGCTCTTATTCTTGATTTTCCCAAAATCACGGATAGGCATATGAGCGATAACGTCACTTCCTACCCCTGCTGCCTTGGCTGCCAAGCGGTAGAGGAATGAGGTTGAAATTTCCGGGGATAATGCGTATTCCCCGACCGCTGCCATTTCGTTTTCAATGGCTACAAGGTCGTCGCCTATCAGTTTTTCAAAGTCGAAAACCAGCTTTGTATAGGTCTTATCCTCGAATGTGTACGGCTTCGTAAACTCATGCACATACGCCCCCTCCGGCGTGTCCGAATCGGTCACAACTTTAACCTCTTCCTTTGTTTCCTCTGCTGCCTGCTCGTTTGCTGTTTTCTTAATATCTTCCATTTTCTAATCCTCCATAATCTGATTTTAGGCAGGAAAAAAGCACGGCTTCCCGTGCTTACTTTCCAAGTGCCTTTCTTACATCCGCCAAGTAGTCCTTTCCGTTCACAAAATAGATATAATTCAGCGGGTCAATTTCAAGCATTTTCTTACCGTCAATGTATGTAGCGTAGTATGAGGTCGCATATTCCCCGCTTACCTCCGCTGCGCTCGCCGTAGCCACCTTTCCGGGGTTAAGTTTCTTGGGGGTCAGTACCAAAATGTGCTTAACCCTCACTACCTCCGTTGTGCCTTTTACGGTATCTTTCTGCTGCTGTGCTGCCCTTAAATCAATGTTGTGCTGTCTAGGCTCATTTAATTTAATGGCGTTCTTTGTTACGGTTCTGAAATTGAAAGTGGTTGTCATTGCTTCGATTGCACCCAAGATAACGGATTCAATCTTACCGCCAATGCCTGCCCCGCTGATTTCCTCGGTAATGTTGGAAATTTCGGGCAACGCCACCTCCGACAACCCCATATACTCGGTTGCGTCCTCATACACCGCAAACCCTATTACGGTTTCGTCAATCTTCGGCATATCCTTTTACCTCCTTATGCTGCGAATAGATTTTCAAGGTAACTTACGTCATACTCAAGGACAAAATCAAGTTCCTTGGCAGGACTAGGCGGGGTAAGGTAAATGTGGAAATGAGCGATACCCGCCATTAAATCCGCGTCGGTATTCTCTTCCTCT